GACGGCACGCCGGCCGCGCGCCTACTCGTCCTTCGCTGTCGTGACGATGGCGGGAAGTTCTCGAAGGGCATGCGCATGACCATGGAGCAGTCCATCCGGAAGGCCCGCAAGCTCCTGAAGCTGAAGGACACTACGCGGAAGAACCCGCAGGATATCCGGCGGAATGCGCGCGAAGCGGTGAGTGAGGCGGACGCCGCGATGGATGCGGTCATGAGCACGGTGAAAGAACTGATGGAGGAGATGTGAGCCAATCTGGAGTTTACGACGTGATTCGTCTGGACCAACCTGTGGCTGTTCTCGTCGACAAGGAAGGTCGCGTCATCCGCTCGCCCGAAACAGAGGCGGAGATCGCCGCATTGCGTTCGCGGATTGCTCAGCTCGAGGCGCTCATGAATGAGCGAAGCGGATCGAACAATGACAGCGCTGACATTATTCGCGCCGCCGCGCACCGATTGCTCGACGAATACATGGACGCGAACGTCGCGTTCCGTGCTGAGTGCGACCGCGCGAAGAAGTACGTGCACGAATCGGAGAACCTCAACCAGGCGATTCGCCTGCATGCGGCGGTCGATTCGCTCTCGCACGCATATGCAGCCGTAAAGAATGGGCACAATGCGGTCGAGCAATTGCGCAAGTACATCTCGCGCGAATGCGCGCCGAGCTGTGGGCCAGTGAGTGCGGCGGACATTCTTGGCGTGGTGCGGAAGGAAATCGAAGCGGTGAAGACGGAGGGGACGTGAGCAACAACAAGCAAGAATCCGCAAAGTGCGGCGTCATTATCGATACGAGTGATGACACAGAATGCGGCGATGACGCCATCCTGACGAACGAGGGTGTGTCGCTCTGTGGTATTCATGCAGTGGTATACTATCGCAATGACCTGCTGACCGAGGAGTCCATCGCGAAGCTGCGTGAACACGTTGAAAACCAGCCGGATCTGTTCTTGTTCAGATGACCACCCGTCTCGCCCTCCCCGCCCGCCGTGTATTCGACGACGCATCCCCGCTGTTGCGCTGGCCCCGCTTCGCCATGCAGCTCCGCCCGAAGATCGTCGCGCGTGAGCGGCTCCCTGCACGCAGCGTGCTTGCTGAATTCCTCGCACCATCACAAATCCGGCCGGACATCCTGACGGTTCGATGCGCGGTTGACGGCGTGCAATTCGAACTGGCGCGCGAAGGGGACGTGCTCACACCCATTGTGGTGCACATGGAGAAGCCGCTGGGAGAGGTGAGAGAAGCAATGCAGCAGCTTCCGTCGGTCGCGCGCGCCATGCTTGTGTTCGACCACCGGGCGCGATCAGGGGCACCAGAGGCTGTCGCAATAGCCGGGCTGATTGATTGGCTTGCGCCGCGGATGACTAGTGAGAAGTACAGCACGACAAACAGGGCGATCGTCGAAGCGGACAATGCGATGGAAGATGTGTTTGGCGCGACAGCACACTGGATGGAGAACGGACATGGCTAAAAAGAGTTTGACGCCGCAGGCATTGCGGGAAGTCGCAGAGACGAAGTGGAGCGATGTTGGCTCGGGTGGAACGGTGTCGCGCACAGAACAGCATGCGAAGCAGTTGTTCTGTGCGCTCGTTGCTCCGCTGCGCGAACAGAATGCACCGGACGCAGAAGCGAAGGCCCGCGCGTGGACAATCGGCGCTCTCGTCGGCGCGTTTCCGCGGATGAAACGGATGGACATCCGGGCGAAGGTGCAGGAGCTTGTCGAGCGGGTGACGACCGGGAAGTTGACGGGCAAGGGACAAACTCAAACGGCGCCGCTCAAAGTCGGCGATGATGTGATCATCGGTTGTTTTTACAAGCACGCATCTGGAAAGAATGACAAACCAATAAATGAATGGAAATCGTCAATCGTCCGCGAAACACCAAAACGATGGGTGCTGCAACGCGGAGAACAATTCGACAAGAAGACCAATGAACCCGTACCGCGTGACAGCATGTACACGGTGCGCATGCGGAAAGCGCTGTGAAGAAAGGCGAGAAGCAATGAGGCGCGCAAGCGAATATGTGCGTGGCATTTTGATGGTGTGGAAATGGCGCGCAAGGCTTGCCTGTCATGGCTCGATTTGGTGCTGCCAACGTATTGATCGTCCGAACGACAATCACTGAAGAAAGGCGAAAACAATGAAGACGAAACGCAATGAGCGTACATGCGTGATGCGAGGACAAACCCACCGGCAAGAATGGGCCATCGTGTATCAGGATGGCAAGGGTAAGCGATGGCGGGAGTACACGTGTGGACGTGCCGGACTCATGATTTGTGGGTTCGTCGCGTTCGCTGATTACAACAAGCGCAAGAATTGGAACACTCGCTCGGGCGCACTTCCGGTTCGGCTGCTCGCGCCGGGCGGAATCATCGCGGCGGAGCACAGCGTTAAGCCGCGGGCGAAACTGCTTGAGACGGGCAAACTGCGACCGAGCATCGAGCTTCCTGCAGAGCCCACCAAATTGCGCGCAGGCTCGTATCCGTTTCTCACGATTTGCAAACCGCGCCCCCGAGGCTGATTGTCATGGCCCGACGTAAGCGCCGGAAAAAGTGGCTGGATGCGGACGATACGATCCTCGAAGCTCGCTGGGGCAGCTGGGGAATCGAACGCATAGCGGCCCGTCTGGGCCGCACGCCCACCGCCGTCGCGCTCCGAGCGCGTGCGCTCGGGATGGGGCGAGCGTGCGATGGGCTTGTTACGATGCGCGACATGGAGCGGTTGTCCGGGTACGACAGGTCGCGCATCCTTGGCGTTGCTACGCGTTTGGGCCTGTGTCTTCGTCGAGCTCCACGGATGTCCGAACATGCTCCCACAACGAAGACGGACAAACACCGACGCGTCGTCTTCTCGCACGCACAACAGGCCAAGATTCTCGCGTGCATCGAACAGACCGTGCACATCCCCAAGCTCTGGTCAAACCGCACGCAGATCACGGAGCGGACTGCATGGGGAACTGGACGCAAGCCACATGCATGCAAGAAATGCAGGACGAATGATAACCCGCACAAAGCGAATGGATTCTGTGTGCGTTGTTATCGATGGAAACCAAAGCAATGTACGTCAAGCGGACCAATGAAGAAATCGATGCGGCGAACAAATACCACACGTGGGTCCGTGGATACCGCGACGGGTTCGGTTGTCTCGCCAAACGACAAGACCACGTAAAGCATCCGCGGTTTGGCGCGGTCTACCTTGAGGCGTACGATGAAGGGTATGCCGCGGGAAACCGGATGCGCGAGGAAGCGGCGAAACGGTTCGGCTATGCCGCATCGATTCTCCGGAAGACGGACGCAAACGAAGGCACGGAAACCGGCGGAACATCCGCCCAAACGAACGAGAGCGAGGAAAAGTGAACGAGGGACAGGAGAGTTTGCGCTGGCGCGTCATGGCGCTCGCGGTGGACTTTGGGACACGGGCCCGGAACATGGTGGCGAGTGTGGAATCGCTGCTCGGTAGCGGACACGAGTTCGATGCGGCGGAGATGGACGTCGCTGGCAAAGCGTGGGCAGACGCATCCGCCGCGCTCTGGTCGTTGCTTGGCACGAAGCCGAGACACGACACGGACTGCGCGTTGGTTCGGATCGGGCTGAACGATTTTGCGGGTGTGCTTACTGAGAACGAGCGGCTTACGCGGCGTGTGGCGGAACTCGAGGCGAAGCTGGCGGAGCGAGAGGCGCGCCGAGACTCGCCGCTCGCGCTGCGCGAAACCATTGCTCCGAAAGACGAACAGGACATCCTTCCGCTTTACATAGCTGGCGGTTCATCGGAACGGCTCATGGTCGGACGTCCGTGGATTGACCGCGCTCGAGAGGCGGGCGCACGCATCACGTTCGACTGGTCGCGCGCAAGTGGGTACGATGAGCAACTCGGAGAAAAAGAGCGGCTCACGGATGTGATGAACGACATTGGCGCGGTGATGCGGGCTGGCGTGTTCTGGCTGCTTGCGCCGGCAGAGGTGTCGGAAGGCGCTGCGACGGAATTGGGTATTGCCATTGCAACAGCGATTAAGACCAGGACGGCGGACAAACCGCGGACGCGCATCGTGATCAGCGGGCCGCACGCAAACCGGAACTTCTTCGCGCTGATCGCGGATGAGATTCACGCGACGCACGAAGAAGCGTGGGAAGCAATCAAACCGCGCGTGATTGGCGCGGGAGAACGAGCAACAGCATGATCCCCGTCGACCAGACGACATTCGGCATGCCGCACGGAAACTGCTTGTCCGCGTGTGTCGCGTCGCTCTTGCATCTGCCAATAACGCAAGTCCCGGCATTCTGCGACAAGCCCGACATTGATTGGTGGAAACGACTGCTCGAATGGCTGCATGAACGTGGTTGGTATGGGCTGATGCTCAATCCGCCAGCAGGAGGCAAACCGCCGCGTGGGTACCACATTCGCAGCGGCAAAAGCCCCAGGGGCGACTTTCTCCATTCGGTCGTCGCACGCGGCGATGAAATCGTGCACGACCCACACCCGAGCAGAGCGGGCCTCGAATCGTTCGAGGACTTCATCGTGCTGGTTCCGCTCGATCCCGGACAGTTCGCGGACCTCGCGGATGTCCTATCGAGTCACTCTGGTTGACTACCTATCACGCCGAGGTTATAGAAGACCGGACGCACTCACGGGTGCGCTCCGGTCTTTCTGTTTGGAGGCGAATAAGAACATGAGCGACGAGAAGAATGAGCAGCAGGCGAGACTCGCGGAGATCGAACAAGATGCGCGGGCGTACTTGATTGACATCGCGGATGCTGTTCCACTCGCAACGGTGGATGCATGGCTCAAAGAGATTGGCTTTGGCTCATTCACACAGACGCGGAACGGGCAGACGCTCGTCCGTGAGATCATGCGTCGGGCGATGCACCAGGTCGCGCCGTTCTTCGCGGATGTCCGGATGAAGCGCGAGACAGCGGAAAAGGAGCGGGACGAACTGCGCGGGCGCATGGACAAACTCCCGGACACGGTGCGGTTCTTCGACGAACAGCTCGATGTACAAGCGCTGCTCGCCGAAGTCGAGAAGGCGCAGGAACAGGACCGCCCGTGCGTGGGTGGCGAGCCGCAAATGATTCAACGTTTGGCATACGTGATCCGTACGTACCGTGGGATGGAAACAAACGACAAGGCCGTTCCCATCGGCGTGGGTCTCATCGGACAACCCGTCGCGCAAACAGCCAGGACATCCGTGCAATCCACGCAGATGAACGCGACCGCGCGAATACAGCTCGATCTCGGCGCGGAAGCGGACAGGCGAATCAGCGCGATGGCGGTGGACCAATGGCTGCACGAACACGGTGCGACGGATGTGGTTCCGGAATGGCTGCGCGCGCTTTTGCCGGGGCTCTGCCGGTGGGCTACACAGACAGCAGCGGCGGACTACGTTGGCGGGATTCGCGAAGAAGAGCGAAAGCAACGGGAAGAGTACGAGCGACAGATCCGCGAATTCGCGAAGAACGCGCGTGCAATCAATCAATTGTTGGATGATGCCGGGATCTCGATGAAGCTAAGCATCACCGAGCGAGTAGTGGTTGTCACGGCACTCCTCTCTGGCGTCAAGAACGCGTTGCGCGAAGGCGGCTGGGATACCGACAAGCCGGGTAATCTTGATCGTCTGGTGAATACCGTCGAGCTTCTCACAGCTGCACACACCGATCGTGACAAGCTGCGCGCGGCCCATGATGCACTTTGGCAGGATATTCGGTCGATTGTCGGTCCGATTATTGTGGACGAAACCACGAAGAATAGAGGGCCAGACGCCATCAACAAGGCCTACCTGTCCGCCTTGCGGTCGGAGGTTCAGCAGGGACGAGACCTCGTTCGATCACTCGATGCTGCCTTCACGCCGGAGGAGAAGAAAGCGAAGGAGCATCTGACGCCAACACACCGCGCCGCGAGGCTCATCAGCGAGCACGCGACAATGAAACGAGAAATACGCGATGCGCATAACGTGCTGACCGATGCCGGCGCAGGGTTCACGGATGGTGTACAAGATCGCGACACGCAATCGAAGCAGCCGCTCGCATCGCGGGTTGCTCGGGTGGTTAGGCAATGGAACGAAATGGCTGACGAACGTGGGCGCATCCATCTCATGCTGACGAAGCGAGGTGCGCCACCCAAGTCAGACAACATGGCAGAAGCCGTGAACGAGTTTCTCGAAGCCATCGAGAGCGCGTTGGACAAACTCGACTGGCCGTCCTTCGACTCGCCCATCGAGCGCATCCAATCCCTTATGCGCCTCATCGAGTCAAAGAGCACCGAGAGCACCGACATCTCCACGATCTATCATAATATCCGGTCGATTGTCGGTCCGGTCGACGTGACGGACGTGGACCGGGAAGCAGTGACCGAGGAAGACGCGGCGAACGGGCCGGACGCGCGTGAGTATTACGCGGAGCGGTGGGCGCTCCTGCGCACAATGCGCGAGCGTGATGGCAAGTATCATAACCTGCGGATCTTGTTGGAGCGACACCATATCGACATAGTGTCGGATTTTGCGAATTCGATGCGCATTTTGGAAACGATACTGCAAGAGCTGAAGGATGTCCGAGCGATTCTGCGCGAAGGCGGACAGGGTCTGGACAAGAACGGCATCGTGGCGACTGTCGAGCGAATCATGCACGAGAACTTGTTTGACTCCGATGAACCGTCCAACGAGCTGCATCCAACGCAGCAAGAGGCTGTTCCGCTCAATCTTTGCTGGATGGGTGGGCGAAGCACGGACATCCACATATCTTTGCCGCTCCTCCGTGGCCTGACGGCAATTATCGCGGAACCCATGCGCGGCGGTTCGCCGAGTATTCTGACGCGCCGGCAGCGCATTATCCGGATGTACCACGCGTTGCTTGCCCTAGCTGCAACTCACGGTGTGCTTCTCGACGAGCACGCGAACGACGATCTGTCCGAAGACGGACCAGTATTCGACGGCTGACTCCTACCGCTCGCCCCAGGCCGTGCTACACACGTGCATGGCCTGGGGCATTTTCGACTTCCGCGACAATACATGGATGATGAACGAACTCGGCAAACGCGGGTGGACGCACAGGCCGAGCGCGGCGACGCCGTACTCGTCGTGGGACGCGGCAAAGACGGACCTCGACCAGCTCAAGAGCAGTGCGTTCACGCCAGCGATCAAGCCGAAGTTGTTGCCGAACGACGTGGCAACAACTGAGACGTTTCGAGCGAGGCTCGCCTTCTTCGATGGTCCAGCGAGATCAGTGGACTGACAGGATGTCTTACGGGTATTCCCAGCGCGGTTCGCACTGGTCTTCGGGATGGTCAGCGCGCCGGAAGCAGAAGCGCCCGCCGCCGAGCTTCCGGCCGCACCGGATGTGGTACACAGCGCGCTTGCCGAACTGGTCCGCGAACGACAGCGCGTTCGTGTCGTAGACCTCGCCGAGCGCATCGTCGTAGCCGGCGGCGAAACGCGCGTCGGTTTCTTCCTGCGGTGTGTCAGGATGCGGCGAACGGAAGACCGGGGAAAAGCGCCAAGAATGGCTCATGACGGGGCGAACGCGATGCGGTGAATCTCGTCGGCGGTCAGGTCGTCCAACGGTGGTTCTTCGCCCGCCATGATGGCGGCGATGCTGTCTTCGCAGAGACCAGCCAGGCGGCGCGCCCATTCTCGTGGACCGAGCGTCACGAGGTTGATCGTATTGAACACGATTCGCGCGCCATCATCTTCGGATGCCAGCGAGTGAATGCGGCTCGCGAGCTCGATGTCGATATCTTCCGGAAGCAACGGAGAATGACCGCGCCCGATTCGGAGCGTGTAACACATCTCTTGGACGGCATTCCCGTCGTCGGTATCTTCGAGGTCGATTCCATTCATCCCATAGGCCGCGAGTGCTGCAACGATTTCGTCATCAGTCACATCGGAAATCGAACGGATGTCCTGCCGCTTTGATTCGCTCATACTCCACATCCATTCGCCTGTTCGACCAGCGCTTGCACCGCGTCCGGCACGTTAAGTGGCGCATCAGCAGAAACAAGCCATTCGTGCACGCGCGTCTGCACATCATTCGACCATGTCGCAATAACAGCCGACCATTGCACGGTCACGTTGTTCGGCACGTTCATCCCGACAATCTTGATGAACCGCCCAAAGAACAGAATGCGATGAGCCAGTTCCGAGGCCCATGCGGGTACCGCGACGGGCGGTGCGGGGGTAGCAAAGAGGTCGATCTGTGAATCGTTCACCGGATGAAGCGAACGCGTTGGAGAGCTATCCGGCTCGTTATCATCGCTCTCATCATCCCAGTCATCGTCATCATCTTCGAACGAATCGTCGTCCTCGTCGTCGCAATCGTCGCTGTCGGGCGCATCATCGCTGTCCGGCGGAGCGTCTTCGTCGAGATCATCGTTGTCGCTCGCCTCGAGCCACCCATCGCAATGCCGACACTCGTACCAGCTTTCGCATCCCGCAAGATGCGCTGGATGCTGGCGCAGCGCAGCGATCTCTTCGCGTTCGTCATCATCGAGCGCGTCGTCGCTCATGTCCAACGGGAGCATGGGCTGCATGTCGATCTCGCAGAAGCAGAAGTGGTGAGCGCCGTCGGAGCATTCGACGCATGCGCGCGGGCACGTAGGCACACCGCCGTGCTTGCGCACACGCCGGACGCCGTCGTCGCCACGGAACGGCCATTCGCGCGCGTGAACGCAATGCGGACCGCGCGGCGTGCCGTCCGTGAGGCATTGGCACAGAGCGGGCGGAAGACCGTCGCCGGAAGAAAGTTCGGAACGGATGTCATGCCTGTCGAAGATAATGTGTGATTGCGCGCTCTGTATCGCGAGCGACGGACTGCGAATGGTCTGTTCGTTGATCACTTCGCCGCCAATCATTTCGGCAATCTGTTGGGCAGTCATGCGGTCCGGATTGATCGTCGTGTCGCCAATACTCGCTCCGGGTGGAATGTCATACGTTGCTCGCGGAGTCGCGTCATTCGCGCGGAGCATGCCAAGCGGAACGCCCGCCTGCGCGTCGATCCGATCGGCAATGTCTTTAAATACCGCATCGAGCGCCGCATGGTGAGTTGCGTCAGATGGTTTGTCCTTCGGCACATATATTGACATCGAAGCGTCATCGCTCGGACGTTCGTCGGAGATCTCGTGCGGAATGTCTGCTTCGACGATTGCGATCCGGAACGGCTTTGATGGCACGGTTCGGAGGTTGGGGACACGTGCTGTAATGATGTTGTTATCCACCGCGAATTTTCGGTCGTACTCGGAAGTTTCTCGCTGATACCGAGTGGCTTTCGCAATCTCCGCGTTGAGTCCAGCAATGATTCCTTCCGGATGTTCGTCCGTGATGGTCGAGACATCCTCGCATTTGATGGGCATTCCTTCCGCCACCAGCACGAGACGAACCTGTTCATGCGGCACTACGCCCGCGATTTGCGACTGTGCATGAGCAACCAGTCGGTCCATCATCGCGCTGTCGATGCGGCCGATATCGAGCCAATACACGAGCGAGACAGTTCGCGCGATTTCGCATCGTTGTGGCACTGCCGTTTTAATCGGCGCAGTCAGTCCGCCGAAGATTGTGCGCCACGCGTCCGCGCGCGGGCTGTCCTCACGGATGGTCGCAGTCGGGCCGGGACCAAATGGATGTCCTGACGAATTCATGAAGGGGAACCTTTCTGTCGCGGAATCGCGACAAACCATAGGAACAGACCAAGCGCCGCACCGAGTACAGCGATCGGCTCGTGTGCGTACGCGCCAAACGCGCCGAGAGCGAGCATGGAACCAATCCAAAAGAATCGTTCTCGACGCGTTGGATGTTCGTGATGCATGGTGGTGAAAGTGTAACCAGCAGGTTATAGAGAAGCAAGGGTCAGAGTAGCATCGCTCCGCGCAAGTCAATTATGCGTTCATTGCAGTCGACAAGCGACGTTTGTACGTAGGCGCGCGCGTGCCCAGGTACGGGCTCATAGATGAGCAGATCGCGCCCCGCCGTTGCTCGCCGGATCTCGCGTTCGATGCCCTGTCGGTTCATTGGTCCGCCAGCACCGTGTAGGTGAATCCCAGCGTGCACGCACCCAGATGCTTCGCGAATCGTCACCATGGGATATTCTGCTCATTGTTGGTCATGTGGTTCTGCGATTCCCAAACGATGCGCGAGTCCAATCGAACGGCACGCACGCGCTGTTCGCCGCGCGGGAAAACTTGTTGAGCGATACGCGCCGCAGCAGATGCGGAGCGCGCGTATACCGGGACGGGCTTCGTCGGTCCGCCGGGATGTCCGAGCGGTTCGATGTCGATGTCGAACCGCATTTCCTGCGCGCTATGGGTGCTCACGGTGGGCATCCTTCAGCGTGCGTGATGATGGCCATCAGCGCGCCAAGCGCATCAGCAAGAAGCGGCTTGTTCCCGTCGACATGTGCCTGACTCGCTGCTTTGATCGCTGCATGAACGTGAGGCACACGCGCGATATGAGCGCGGAGCGTCTCCCATTCTTTGTTCCGGACTTCGCCATCGACCATGATCCGGGTCTTGCCCAGGTTATGCCCGTTCAGCCGGAGATACTCCTCGCACCCCACACGCGTGAGACACGCCGTGACGAAGACCCATTGATCGCGGTATCCGACGCGCGTCCATTTGACTTTGCAACCGTCATCGTCATCGAGTTCGATCTCGTCATCGTACGATTCTTGGTGCAATTGTTCGAGCTGCTTGGTGGTCTTCTCATCGGCTTCGTGACGCTCGAAATCCTCGACGGATACCCACACGTAGTCCTCGACGTAATCGAGGCTCAAGCCCCAAATGCGTTCGTGCTTCTGCACGACGAACATGGGATTCACGGTGCATTCATTATCCTGCGTCGCGAGAGTGGACGCGATGTCTGCAATAGTCCTTGTGCTCATCCTTGTTCGCTCTTCTTTCTTGGATACGCGTGAATAAACGCGCTCCATTGATCACGGTCGTGGCGGCCGAGTTCGACGTCCCATTCCGCGAGCAGCGCAGAGAGCGTCGCGTACGGGTAACAGCTCGATGACCAGCCGGTGGATTGCTTGTTCATCAGATAGAACGTGCCCGCACCAGGCCCGCGTTCCATGAGCCGGATGACCGTCGCGTCCATCAGTTGGCGCTTCGTCCAGGCCACGTCACGCCGCCAATCCGAACGCATAATCCGTCAGGATATCCGCGCGTTCGTCCGTCTCTTCAACGGCGTAGCCCACCGTGTCAATGACCGTCCGCGCATCCATCCGGACATCCGGCGAAACGAGCTGTGCGGCCGGTGGACTCACCGCGAACGCGACACCCAGAAACAGCACGCGCGAGAAGCTGGTCACACGGACCAGCAAAACATCCAAGCGCCAACCAGAGAGGGAAAGAATAGAACCAAGGATCCATTCGACATTCGGCATCACAACCTCCAATTATCGGGTTAGTTCGCGACGGAGAGTCGTCGCATCCATGCGCGCGAGAATGGCTGCGCACTCGATGTCCATCGCCCACCTTCGCCGCGCCGCTTCTCGTTCGAGCTGCTCGATGTGCGGTTCGGTCGTGGCGATAATGGCATTGAGTTCTGCACCCGCTCGGTTCATGACTCTGCATGTATAGCGCGCAGGTTATAAACCGTCAAGAAACAAACGAGCGTGCGCAAAAATATTTCGGGCGTACCTTATGCGTATGTCTGGGAGCTTGATACACGGCGACAATATCGCCGAACTCCGGCGGATGGCCGCCGGTTCTGTTGACCTCGCGTACGCTGATCCGCCATTCCGCACGGGCGAGATCTTCCGGGCGCGCTCCGGCGCGGTCGCGTACTCGGACAGATGGGCATGGACGCACGACGAAGAGGCGACCATCAGCGAGCTTGCACAGATGCCTGGAGAGACGCCGCGCTGGGTGCTCCGCGCACTTATCACGCTCCTCGAGCTGTACGAGCGCAAGGCAGATGGCGCGTTCCTGGTGCACCTTGCTGTGCGTCTCGTCGAGCTCCGGCGCTTGCTCGCACCGCGTGGCGTGTGCGTCGTGCACATCGACGACACGATGACGCATCTCGTACGTGTGCTGATGGATGCAGCGTTCGGGCGCGAGCAATTCGTGAACGAGATCGTTTGGCGTTACCGACGCTGGCCCACACCATCCAAACGCCTGCAACGGATGCACGACGTGCTGCTCGTGTATGTAGCTTCAGACTCGCACACGTTCAACGCGCTCCCCGGATATGAGCCTCTCGCAGAGAGCACGCAGCGCACGTTCGGCGGCGCGAAACAGCGTGCCGTGGTCCGGGACAAACAGCGAGTGAAGAGCGAGACAACCGACGAGTGGAGCGCAGGCCCGCCACTGTCTGACGTGTGGGACATCCCGGTGGTTGCACCATCGGGTCACGAACGAACAGGATATCCTACGCAAAAACCAGAGGCGCTCCTCGAGCGGGTGATTCTTTCGTTCTCAAACGAAGGGGACACGGTGCTCGATCCTTACTGCGGGTCTGGCACGGCGCTCGCGGTTGCGGAGAAACACGGACGCAAGTGGATCGGAATGGACGCGTCGAACGTCGCGATCGAGACATCGCTTCGACGACTTGGTGCTGCAGTGAGCGACGTGCGTGCAGCCGTCACTACTCAGTGAGCTTTGTCGGATTCGGATCGATGTTGTTCTTCGTTGCAATGACAGCTTCAACAGCCTGCGCGATCCCGTGACAATCGTACGGGCTGGTCTTCTGATCGACTAGCGGTGCCATAGGACCGACCAATCCACCGCCAGCAGTCACGCCATGCTCGCGCTGCTCTGGTTTCGGACGTTCGGCCAGACGCACCTCGACAGACACACGGGTTGCGCGTCTTGCCTGCATGCTGCGGTACGTCGCGACGCACGCGAGCAGACCATGACGAACGCACAGCAACGCGATGAGAAGCGCAAGCGTGTGCGCACTTGGCTCCGCAAACGCGCCAGCAATGAGCGCGAACAACTCAATAAGCACGAGTGGAAGATGCTCGCGAAGCTGCGAGCGCACAGGCAAATCGAATGAAGGGGAAGTCTTGTGCATGGTGTGCGTTCTACGCCATGCAGAGCACGCGAGTCTATGCAGAACCCACAGGCGCGATGAGTGCGCGCATTGTTTCGGGTGTGAACTGCGGCGAGTACGCGATCACGTCAACGCCTTCAGGGAACACATACCCTATTTCCTGTTCGTGCGGAGTCGTCGCGCCCGCGATATGTAACGGGCTTGGGACATGTCGAATCGCAAGCTTGCGCCTCGGCATTCCTTTGGTCGGTTTGTCCAGTTCGATCATGGTTACACCCATGACGATGCCGAATGTCGTCGCCTGTTTTTCCGGAAAACTGATCACGCAATACGGCGGATACCTGAGCATGATGTTGCGCATTTCGGCGCTGCTGTTCGCTGCTGCGCGCATCGATGAAACCGCGACTTCGTCGTACACACGCTTCTTCGATTGCATATCAATCCATTGGTCGAGCCACGCTGGTTTACTCTCGCTCATGTTGCTCTCGCCTTTCGCACGCGGGGTTGCTCAGCAGCATCGGCGGATGCGCGTGCCTCTTCATCCGCGAGGATGTCCTGTTCATTCGACGTGGGAAAACTATCCGCGACACGGATCCGTTTTGCCGGTTCCACACGAATACGCGTGTTGCGTTTACGTAACTCGTCGGCAGCGACACCAGATGCAATTCGCCACCAATGCGCATGTGGGATCCGGAGCGACGCATCTGTACCCACACGCTCCACAACAATTTCCACGATTTCAGCCAAGGTTCGTTGTGCTGGCGTGACTCCTGCGCGCCGGAGACGATTTGCCGCCATCACCGAAATGCAGGCCAGATCTTCGAGATGCCAAGAGAGCGCTTGTATTCGCTGCTGTTCTTCCGCATCACGCTTTGTTTGCGCAATGAGTTCGTCGCGCGTCAATCGACGCATACGCTCAATACGCTCGATGAACGTCTCTTGGTCAGGAGGTATGTACACACGACGAAGTTCGAGATGGATGCGACGTGTGAGCAGTGCCGTCGAACGACCAGCGTTATACCGACCCTCGGAACACATTCGCGCAAGGTATGGAAGCGCGATCAGTTCTGCGCTTGATGGCACTGTTCCACGGTCAAAAAGCACCGCTTCAATGGTGCGTTGTTCGTCATCAGAATTCACATCAGCGCGTTTCAACTCACGTCGTAAAACACGTTCAAGCCCACGTCGCCAAGTCTTCCACGATGCCATCTCAGGCATTGGTGGATCGCCACCACCACCCTTCCAACACCACTTACACTTTGGTGTCTTTCGGCCACATAGAGAACAATGCGTGATGGTCGCGTCGGTCCCAGCAATCACGACTTGGCTGGATGTCTTTCCCATTCGATATGACTCCTCACGCGAACCAAGACAGTAATCACGCGTGATAGTCCGTCAAGAAAGCGTGCGCATTTGCGTGCCTCGCTGTAGTGTCGGCGGAGTGCAAGCGGCTGCGCACCCAACGGCAACAGATCAAGCGACGCGAGCATCCATCGCTCAGCAGCGCGAGCTGATGAAAGCGGTCGAAGACGCGCGCCGCTCATGTGCGGTCATCGCGCAGAACAATCCATCTGCGTTCAACTCGTTTGTCCTGCGCGACGACGAGGACCCGGACAAACCGTTCGAGAACGCGCCGATGCACGAGCAGTGGCATCGGATGATCTCTGAGACACCCAGGCTTTGCTTGTGGGCGCACGCGGAAGCGGGCAAGTCGATCGCGATCAGCGTTGGACGCGCGCTCTGGGAGCTCGGCAAGAATCCGAACCTCCGCATCGTCATCGTCAGCGAGACCGACGAAAAGGCTGAAGAGATTGTCTCGGCCATACGCCGGTACATCGATGAGAGCGCGGAGCTGCATCTCGTATTTCCGAAACTCCGCCCCGCGAAAGCGAAGCGTGGTGCTCGAGCTGGTCGCGAGGAGAAGTGGACCGATCATCGGCTCACGGTGGAGCGTACGAGCTTCGCGCGCGATCCATCTATCCGTGCATGCGGCGTATTCGGTTCGATTCAGGGCGCACGCGCGGATCTCGTGATCGTCGACGACGTGTGCACGTGGCGCACGGCGCGCACGAAGGGACAGCGCAAGAAGCTGTCCGCGTGGTTCAAGCAGACGATCGCTTCGCGTTTGACCAGACAAGCACGCGTCGTTTTCTTGAACACCGCATACCACCCTGACGATCTCGTACACGAGTACGCACGCAAGCCTGGCTATGTTGCGCGCCGCTTCCCAATGCGCGACCCAAAGACGGGCGCTCCCACATGGCCGCAGCGGTACACGTCGGAGGTCATCGCGAAGAAGGTGATCGACTGTGGTGGGGAAGGTGCGCCCGAGACAATCCGGCAGATCGATTGCGTAGCGGTGCGCGAAGGCTCGGTCCACTTCAAGGAAGATTGGGTCGAGAAAGCACTCGCGCTCGGTGACGGACTTGGCCTGCTACAATCGCTCGCCCCAGAGGACATCCCCGAAGGATGCTTCACCGTCACAGGCGTGGACATTGGTGTCGGCAAGACCGATGGCAGCGGGCGTTCGTGCGTGTTCACGCTGCTCGTGTATCCGCGAGGTGCGCGGTTCACCACCGACGACGGCACCGAGGTCGTGTATCCGCCGGGTACGCGGCAGGTAATCTCTGTCGAAAGCGGGCATTGGGACGGACCGGAAATCGTCAAACGCGCGCGTCGCGCCCACGAACGGTTTGGCTCGGTCGTGTTCGTCGAAACAAACGCGACGCAGATGCTGCTGTTCCACTTCATGCAGCAGCAGGCGTACGACGAGACCGGGGGAGCCGTGCGCCCGTTCCCCGTGCTCGCGTTCCAGACAAACGTCAACAAGTGGAACCCCGCGCTCGGTGTCACCGCGATTGGCATCGAGATGTCGCAGGGCCGGTGGATCGTCCCGAACGACAATGGTGTGTGCGCGCCGGAGGTGTCTGAGTGGATCGGAGAGATCTATGCGTTCAGCCCCGACGCACACACAGGCGATCGGCTCATGGGCTGCTGGATTGGTTCGCATGGGGCGCGCGACTACGAGCTTGTTGCGGGCGGCAACGTGGGCGTGCGCGTCGCCTGATTCGCGCTATGTTCACGCGCACATGCAAGACACACAGAACGACAGTATGGATCGCACGGTCGATGCTCTTCCGAAGGATGTCCTGGAGAATATCGACGCGGGTGTGCGTCGGACGGTCGAATGGCTGCGCGCGCATGGGTTCGATACGACGCGAAGCTCAGACGGGATGGACGTGGAGCACGGCCCGTATATCGAGTTTGTCGTCGGTGCGCGCTGGCTGTTACAGGCAGAATGCGAGAGGCTCGCGACGCTGCTCCGCACGTACGGCGTACGTGTTGTGCCGACTGGGACGAACGACGGCGAGAGCACAGAGATTCGCGGGCAGTACTGTCCGGTGACGGACGAAGATCAGGCTGCGCGGGTTGTCGTGTACGAGCTGGATGATGCGCGGTTATTCGGTAGGATGTCCGGCGGAATGATAAACTAGCGACCTGGCGGTTTCGGCATGTTCTCATTCACGCTTATTGGCGCGTGCTGCGAACAGCGAGTTTGTCCGTCGGCCTTGCGTGCGTGTCCGTCGCACAACGGGCGATCGCACCCATCGAACTGGCAGGATGTCCGTGCGGTGTGGCCGCACCGATAACAGGAGCGAAGATTGCGACCGCAGATGAACAGATCGGCACCGGGAGCGGTGAAGCGCTGGCAGGTCATCGCTTGGTCCTCTCGCCACTGACCCAGCGCTCGAGCTGCGCGCGTGGGTACAACGTGGGTGTTAGCGCTTTCGGCAGATAGAGCGGATGCGCGGGCGCACCGTCGTTCGTCAATCGCAGCGCCAGGAGTTCCCGGCCTGCGAGCGGACCAGCCCCGAAACAGAGCGTGTGTGCCCGTTCTCGCGCGAGCAATGGCGCATCCGAGCAGGAGCCCCATGCGGCCAAGATCAAACGCGCATTGATCGCCAGTCCCGCGATCGTCCGGTCATTCGCGGCTCCAATGATGTCAGTCCCGTCGCGGTGTGCCTTGACGAGTTCCGCTGGATATGGCGTGCGATACGCGAACAGGTTCACCACGACCAATTCACGCACGCCAGCGACACGTACGGTGCGACAAACACGTTCGATCGTCGGATCGTTTTTCGCGCCGTCTGCCGTGCTCGGATTGAGCATGACAACCAACGCGGTCCCGTCTCCGTTGGTCCACGTGCGGCGAAGCTCATATCTGTACTTGTTGCAGTGCGAGAACAGTGCAGAGCCGCCCCATCCGTAAGCGTCAAGAATCAACGGAGTGTCCTGTGTATTCGCAAGGAGTGATTGCTGTTTCATTGTTTGTTCCAGAACCGAACACGGCACGGTTCACACGTGTTCAGAATGCGCATCGCGCGCTCTTGGTTCGCGTCGTGAAGACGTCGGAGAACGCCAGCAAGAAGCAACGCCGCGCGTTCATCGAGCCGCGTACCGACGCTCCAATCGTGCTCCGTTGCGGCAGAACGCGAGACGAACGATCCACCGATCTCACCATCTTCATTCGTGTCGTTCGGCATGCATCGCCGATCGACATCGTCGACAACGCGCCAATGACCATCGACGAGTACAGCGCGAATCACGCGCTACTCCCAATTGGAACAGGTTCACCATCGGGATCAGGCTCCACACCAACCATCGACCAAAGAGCAGCATCGAGGAATTTAGCAAGCCGTTTCGTCGTGGTGATTTCGTCGCCAGCCGGATCGCAAACAATCATTTGGGGGCCGAATTTAGTGATAAAGAATTCGGCACGAATCGCACGCGTGCCAGTGTGAGTCATGGCCACACGGGCAATTTCGCGAGCAGATGCAGCGCTCCGCTCGAGGTCAGCGATACGTGCGCGAAGACGAGCGTTTTCTTCATGCTCTTCCTCCCACGCAGTCCGCCACTCGCTTTGCTGGATGTTGTCGTCTTGCGGTTTGTCGTTGTTGGTACTCATGTTCATCTCCCAATGAAGAAAGGATCGCCCGGATCCACCCGGACGATCTCGCCTCGTTCGATCCAGATCTGCGGGGCCGCTGCGCGCGCACCTGACAGGACATCCCCCGGAGTCAATCCAAGGATACGCACCTTGCCGAATGGTTGCCTATGCTCGGGCCAATGTGCCCAGCAATAGACCTGCGCGTCGCTCGTCGTCGTGGTCATCTTGCCGTCCACGTCAATCTTGTTTGACACGACGAACGTCGGACGCTGTGGGAGTACGTAGATGTCTGGCATATCCGCCGCGAACAGCGCGTGTCGCTCAGCACTTCCGAGGAAGTCCAGCGGCAGTAGCAGCGCCACTTGGCGCGCAATCGAGCGACAATGCCGGTACACTGACTCGGCGATCTCGTAGCTCGGATTTCCAAGCGCGACATCATAGAGAGACGCGGGGACGTGCGACGTGAAGAAATCGCGAATGTGCACGCGCGCGCTGGTGACCTCGAGCAGTCGTCGGTGCTGCTCGTCGATCTCCCACGCGTCCCAATGGACCGGGGACAACCGCCGGCGCTCGCGCCATGCGTCAAGCGCGCGGATCAGGATGCCATCGCCTGCACCAGGCTCGACGTATCGTGTCCCCGCGCCAGACAGAACATGCTCGTCGAGAAACCGAAGCAATGACCATGCGGGCGTCCGGTACCAATCGAACCGCATACGCGGCGAACCACGACCCGTTGCACTCACGAGGATGTCCTTTCGTTTCCGACGCAGATATTGACCGGCACGTGCGAGCGATACCACGCGCGCCACGCTCCGTACGCTTCGACCATCGCCCACCGGACGACGGACACGATGAAACTGACGACAGCAGCACGCGTGATGCCAGCACCGCCAGCACCAGCAACCGATGCAGAAAGCGCGACGATGGGCGCCGTGGCGGCGAGCAGCTGTCGGTTCTTCGCGACACGGACCATGTCCGCTTCGCACGTAAGCGTGACCGACGGAATACCGAGCGCCGCTGCTCGCTCGGCTTTGCGTGCAGCGCCAGAGCGGTCAGCGCGCGCGAACTCAGTGGCCAAAAGAGTGAGCGGCATGGACGACACGAGCAAGAGCCACATCGAGTCACGCGTGGGCGCGGCCCATGCGCCAGCAATAAGGCAAAGTAGTTCGACCGCAAGAATCACAGGCCGCTCGTACTCCCACGTTTCGCGGGCATCATTGCGTTGAAGAAATCGAATGATGGGGTGATCCATGGAAACAATACCTTTCATTCCGCAAAGCGGTCGGGGTCTACCAAGTGGCCCATGTCTGCCGTTGCTCGTTCCGTGCGTTCGGACGGGGTTCGTCCGCTGCGCATGATGCTCTCCGGCTCGACACCGAAGATGTCCGCAAGGAACAGGATGTCCGGCGGATACTCGGATCCGTCGGGGCGACGGGGAGCGGACACACTCACGCGTACATCCTTCCCATGTTGGCGAGCTCGAGCGCGTCAATCGCTTCCTGACGCTCCGCCGTGCGCGTCTTGGTGCGAACCACGTCAAGCGGACGGAGCGCACGCGCAGGCTTTGCCGGAACGCCAGCGAGCACGTGCTGCGCGCGTCGCCCGATGACGGCATCCTGAAGGATGTCCGTGCGCGGACAGATCGCGGCAGCAACAGCCGCACGAATCTGAACACCAAGCGAGCCAGTGAACGCGTCCAGATTCTCGTTACCCGCCCAATGGTCGATCATGTTGCCGCTCTCTTGCGGGAATGCAGCACGCAGAATGCGACGACACGCGCCAATCGAGAGAAGACGCCAGCGATACGCAGGATCCGAGGCAACGCTATGCGGAACGGGGAACTCGCGACCAGAGAGGGGACGCGTCTCGAACCCACCGGACTGAAGTTCTGCCACCACATTTGCTGCCGTTGTCATCGTCTCGTTCATGGTCCGCAACATCTAGCGCGCAGTTTATAGCGCGTCAAGAAAAAAAGATTGTGCTGCTACTTTTGTTGCTGCGTGCTCAGTCGTGCGAGCACTCGACCAAGTTTCTGGACGCGCTTCCAGTCGTTTGTTTTTGTCGCCTTCTCGAGTTCGGATCGCAGGCGGGCGATCTGCTCAGCGTGCTTCAACGGTTTCCGGCGCGGGAGCTTGCTGGCGTCTGCACACGAGAACAGTTCGAAGCTCGCCTGCTTCGACAGGTGCGTCTTGCGGTCGAGCGACCAGACTTCCCACATATTGTTCATCGACGTGAAAACTCGACCGACTCCAACGCGCTTGTCCCAATGGTAGAAGTACCTGATGTCGCCATTCAACATCAGCGCTCCGTCGCGATCCTTTCGGTTATATGAGCCGATTTCGGAATCGAGCGGCCACCCATCTGCACCACGCTTGAATCGGTCTACCTCCCACGTTCGATTGAAGTAATCGAGCGGATCGTTTCCGTATTGCACTTGCGTCTGCATTCTATCGCGGATCTGTAATTCGATGGGACGCAACACATCGATCGGCACACGGCCGCGGTGTTCCTTCGACTCGAAGCAATATCCGACCGACAGCGCCCACTTCGTGAGCGCAACCATCTCCGCCCACATTTGGCGCTGCAATCGCGGTGGTGCTTTCTCGTATTTGTCGAAATCGTACCGTCCTCCGTTCCGGTTCTTGATGTTCACGTTCTGGAAAAACTCGACTTTGAACGTCCGGCCGGAGCACTGTACCACTGCTTCCAAGTCACCTTTGCGCCCAACATAATGACCGTCACGGATGACCTTGTGCACTCCGCCGTCTTTTTGCAGCGTCCATCCGCGCTTGTATAGGTGGCCACGTAATGCAGAAAAGACGTGCATCAAGCCAGCGCAGAACGCATCCCAAAGCTTCCTATCTTCTGGGCCTTCCTCCCAAATCCCGAAGTGCGTGTCGAAAAGATTGATCGTCCCAGTTCGTTTCAGTTGTTCGCCCATGTTCCCTCATGTTGCTTGCGCGAGCGCCGTCACCGTACTCGCATTCGTCAATCCATCCCGTCCGAGTTCGGTGAACGTCACCGCACGTCGCCGGATCGGATAGTCCGGCGTGATTTCGCACTCGATGCCTACCGTCCAGAGACGTGCGGAAAGTTTGTCCGCGATGTCGAGCGCGCGTTCTTGCGCGTCCGTGGTGCCGTCCACGCCGTCCGTGATGCAGATGATGTCCGCGCCTCGCGCGCCCTTCGTCTCGAGCGCGGCGACTTCCGCAACGCAAGCCTCGAGCGCCGTCCCAATCGCCGTGCCTCCGCCGAGGAACGTGCGGACCATCTCCAGCACGCTCGCCGGGTCGGACGGACGGAGGTCCTGCACGACGCACGACGTCGAGAAGTGAACAACTTTCATCACACGGTTGTCTTTTTGCGCGACACGCGCGACCGCGAGCGCCGCCGCTTTCGCCCATTCAATGCGTGTGGCGTGCATGCTGCCGCTTTCGTCAATGGCAACGACAAGCGGTCCGCGTGTGCGCTTCTGCGTCCCACGCACGGCATACTGCGCAGCGCGCCGAGTCGCGAGTCGATTGAGCAGCGGGAGCTCGAGCAGCCCCGAGTCGAGCAGCGCCAGTTCAGCGGGCAGGAGGCGCTCGATCGAGTTACCTTGCTCGACTGAGTAAATCTCGCCGGCCATGCCAGGTACGCGCTTGACCGCGCTTCCATTCAGCGCGGCGAACATCCGGCCCGCGAGTGCGGCGATACGCTTCACTTGCGCCATGTCGCCAGATACTTGGCGGACATCCCGCAGAATCGTCCACGCGGCGGAATCGTCCCAGCCAAATCCGTACGCGATTTCTTTCGCGTGGTCGGCTTGCTTGGTGAACTCCGTCCAGATCTTCCGGGCCGCGTCCCGGCGCTCGAACGCCTTGGCACGCGTCCACCAATCACGCTGACGTGTGTACTCGCGGAGCCACAAATCGAAAGCGTATGCAGCAGCAACATCGACCGACGCAACCACGGCGGCATGCGCGTCTGGCACGGTGTCACGCAGCGCTTCGCCGATTGAACCGGGGTCCACCTTGCCTGTGCCCACGATACCCGACCAGACCTCGAGCGCGAGCGATGGAAAGTCTTTGTGTGCGCGCTTCACGCAATCGTGTGCGACGACCGCTTTTTGATACGGGATCATGGTGCGCCTATCTTGTGTCGAGTTTATAGCTTGTCAAGAAAGAAAGCGACACGAGCCCCCCGCTCATGTCACATATCCGCGATTCTCTTCGTGACTGCTTTTTTGCAGTCGGCATAAGCCAATCCAAGTTCCGTCAATTTCGGCTGGATACGTTCGGTGACACGCCTGCTCTTCGCGCCATCGAGAATATTTTTAACGGATGTCGCAGCGGCGCCAATCTTTTCGACAAGTGCGGCAAGCTCGCTGGTGCTGGTCGATGCGGACACTGGCCGTTGCGAGTAGGCGCGCAATGCGTCGTCGATGATCTCGCTCGCCTTCTGTACGTGGGTCCTATCCAATTGGGCCAACACCGCGACAACCGCCGGGCGTTCTTCCGGCTTGTTCCAGAGCCCGAACCGCAAGATCTGCAGGTGGTCCATCCCGACTTCGGTCTCGCCGTCCAGCCATGCCGCCGCGCGAAGAACACGGCACAGAGAGAGCCATCGACGATCGCTCGCGATGATGCCGGCCGCTTTCAGGTTCGTGCGAATGGCAAGCATCGTGGTGACCACATATCGAGGCAGCACGACAGCATCAACGGCAGCGCGCGCCGCGTCCCATTCTGCCAGCGTAATCTGTGCAGGCGGCGCGTATGTCGGCGGCGAGATCATCAGGTCCATCCATACCGCGTCCGCTTCGATGTAATCGACGACATCACGCAAAAGAAAACGGTCATAGACGGCATCAAGGATTTCCTCTTGCGGGAGCTCGTTCGACGCACCTACGAGCATCCGAAGAGGGATAGACTCGCCTTTGTACAGGCGCTCATTCATTGCACTAAGCAACGTATTCAAGAGGCTATCGCTCCCCTTGAATATCTCATCCATAAATGCACATTCCACCGCTGCGAGGCGCCCGTCCAGGTTCCGCTCCCACTTATCCAACTTCAACGCACTGAGCTTCACTGGACCGAAGTATTCGTCTTCGGTCCCAAACTTCGTTACGAGCGTCTGGAACTTCCGAGCGTCCGTGAATGACGCAAGGAATGAAAAGAACAGCGCGCTCTTCGCCGTGCCGGGGGGACCGATGAGCAGCGCATGGCAACCCGCCAGCGCGGCAAGAATCACGCACTCGATCGCACCAGCGCGTTCGCGGTAGGCCGATTCGAGACCCGCGCGAATCTGCACGAACGACTTGCGGACTTGCTCGAGGTCCACGGCATTCGCCGTTTCGCTCGTGTCTTCATGTTTTGCCGTCTTCGATGCACCGTTTGTTTTCGCCATTGTCGTGTCTCCGCGCTGCGTCGCTCGCCGTGCGACTTGTTGAGCAGTGTATATAATGCGAGTTTATAGAGCGTCAAGAAAGAAACGACAGGACACCCAAGAAAGTTTCAGGAGGTCCTGTCGTTTGGTGGTGTTCAGTGAAAAACGCCTTCGACGGTGATGTCGATCATCTTCTGTGGACCAAACGGATTTGGCCCTTCGTTGTACGCAAACGAATAGGAGATCCCATCCTTGTCGAATTCGCAGTGACGTGTGCCTTCGTTGGCGTCGAGGACTTCATCGTTCGTGATTTTGCCGCCCTTGCATTTGCCGGGTAGGCCCATTGCCAAAACAGCCTCGACTGGCAAAGTGAGGCTGCCCTTGTCGCCGATTAGTTTAAACACATCTTCGAGCACATCTGCCGCTTTTGCGGCATTTGGTGGCACGCTCTTTCGCATACGTGAACGCCGCACCCGTTTGATATCGTTGCCATCCATAAGCTCCTCCATGCGCGCATAACATCCGTCGTCCGTCCGGATATCCTGCGCATTCGCTCGCCGCTGCGGCCAGCTTGTCCACGCCGTTTCTTGAAAGCACGGCGCAGACAGGCGGGTCGTAGCCCGCACACGTCATGCTGCATCGAGTTGAAACAACGCGGCATCTGGATCGTCGTGGACCACGTCCACGTCTACCACCACGACGGGCTTCTCCATCGACGCGATGAACGCACTCTTGAGTGCTTGCGCCCGCTCCTCGATTGTCGCGGCCATATCCTGAAGGACGTCCCGGAAAAGCATCGCACGCGCACAAAGTGACTCGCACGCGGCGAGCCGGCGCTCGAGCGCGTCCGACCGCAGTCCGTCCGTCCGCGCCTTCTCGAGGTCCGCGACGAGCTCGACGATGTCCGACTCCAGCGCAGAACGGGCCGCTGCTGCCGCAGTCTGGAGCGCTTGCGGACTGTCGAACATCTCGATCACGAACGGACCAACGCCCATGCGTTCGAGCCCAGGGCGGAGCGAGGCCCATTGCTCGCACGTTGCCGGGGGCAACAGATAGAACCCGCCACGGTTGCGCAGCGGGACACCCGACAACGCGTTCACCGTGGCAGTCAATGCACCGCTCATGTCTCGCGTCTCGACGTGCGTGATCAGGTGATTCGCATGCTCAACAATCACACGACCGCGCTCCATGCATTCTCCATCAGGCTCGCCTGCTTCCGGGGGAGAAACCACTGCGAGCGAGCCAATGAGGCGCACACGTGCACCAAGCACAAGCGCATCGCCCGCCTCGCCGTCCTTCGCCTCGACACGGTAGATCCCCCACGCCATAGCTGCGTCTGCATTCGGCTTCTTAAACGGCATTGCCGTGAACCCGTCCTGGCGACGGAGCCGTGCCTCTTTGACCGCTCGATTCAGCGCCGTTTGCGGATCCATCTCGGGGATGAGACGTCCCAGCCCAATCTGCTCGAAGATAGCACGAGCTTCTTCCCGTGGAACATCAATGCTGTCCGTATTCCAGCTGATGAGATCCCCGATATGGCGCGCCCCCGACGCACGCAATTGCGACTGAACAAAAGCCACCTTGGCGGCGGCAGATGTACCACCAACAATCACAGTCCGGGTCACAGGAAGATTTGGGTCAATCGGTGTGCTCATTGTCCGAACAAGATATATCGCGGTTTATAGCGTGTCAAGAAAGAAAACACGAAAGGATATCCTGCTGGTCAAAACGTATGGCGCGGCTCTTGCGTGGTATCGCTGCGAGGTTATACATGAACCACCTAGGAACAAATATGAACGCAGCAAAAAAACTAGCCGTGCCAATGGAGCACGAAACACTCGTGATCGACCTGGAGGCCGTCCAGCCTCCGGCATTGCTGGACCTCCCGGATCTCGGGGCACAGGAACATGTCGATCCGGAAGCAGCTGCAAAACGAATCCTTGCTGCGCATCAAGCGGCTCGAGGGAACAGCAGCAGCGCTGCGCGACTGATGGGCATCACCTACCAAGGACTGCGCCGCGCGATTCACCGGTTCGATTTGCCGCGTCGGTGCCCTGATGGGGTCGAGCGTATGATCCAAGTGTTCATCGAAGGACGGACTGTCACGCTCGATGAGGCCGTGCAGTTTCTACACGCGATTCCGAATCGCGCAGTGTTGGCTGGCGAGGTGCGCATTCACCTCACACAGGCAGTCAATGCAGGCGTCCGACTCGTAGATATCGCACGACGCGCAAAGCTCGATGCCACACGGCTGACGAAGTTCCGCAGCAAGACAGGTTCGTTGACCGAAGACGAACTGCAAAACTTGCTCGAAGTCGTTGCTGTTTTGCGTGGCGAACCAGTGGTGTCTCGACCAGGCCGGCGCGCAGCTACTGACTGAACCTATCGACCTCTCGCGTTGCCATCGCGTATGCTCCACACGATGAGCCATCCCATCAAACTCTTCGAAGTATGGACCGAGCGCGTGGACGGCAAGCCTGTGCAGCGCACCGCTCCACTTGGCGTTCTTGCCCTAGATGGCGAACAAAACAAAGAGCGCCGCAAAAACAAGGCGCGCGAGCTTGCGCGTTCGCATGTCGGGCGCGACCCATCCAACGTGTCGCACGGTCTCGACAACTCGGTTGTGGTGACATTCCGGAGGACCTAACCAATGCGCAATGACCCGCTTCCGTTCAAGTTTGTCGCGGACGATGGCGAAGCGAATGAAACAAGCGCGCCGATCATCGTCGGTCATTACTGGGGGCACGTTGTCCAGATCGGTGGTGAGTTCACCGCGGATGTGACCCTGCAAGGTCGTGTGTCGAAGCGACAGGAATACACGGACATCCAGACGGTTTCTGGTCCGTCGATCATTCCGCTCGGATATCCGCTCGAATCGATTCGACTGAAGATCGAGAACTACGTCGACGGTCAAATCGTCGCCGACTACGCCGGGTACAAAATCAGATGAGCGACGAGACCACGGTTGTCGACGCACCGGAGCTGGCAAGCGCCGTAAGCGACACGGGCAACGTGGTCGCCAAGGCGCTCGTGCTGGGTGGCGTGCAGGGAGACGCAATCATCCCACGCCTACGTGTCGAAGCGCATGACGAAGACGCGCAACGGCTCACACGTGCGGGCGCGATCGCTCCGCCATACGACCCACAATACATCGCGCTGCGCGTCGCAGAATCGACCGCGCTCAAACCAGCCATAGGGACACGTCAGAACAACGTGCATTCGCACGGGCACCGCTACGAGCCTGTGTTCAACCTCGACTCGGACGACGCGCGCGCCGAAGTGAAGAGGGCGATCGCGGTCGAACGCCTGCGCAAGCACTCCGGTGGATGGCGGCAGGCGCTGCGGTCAGGAAAAAACACACGCGACTTCGCACCGACCGATCAAGACGTTGAGTTCCGAATTGCGCGTATCCGCGCACAGATGGACCTCGAGCAGATGGCGCTCGATTCGTTGTTCTCCTTCGCCACGCCAGGGAGCACATTCACCGAGGTCCGTCGTCGCATGGGCGCTGACAAGGACTCCGCAGGCTACGGGTTCTTCATCATGCAGCGCGACGGAACTGGCGACCTCGCGCTCTTTGATCACGTGCCATTCACTCAGATGTATTTGCGTCCTGTCATCTGCACAGGGCGAGGCTCACCGTGGTACGTCCGGACAAAGACGCCTGTACGTTCGACCAAGATCACTGTCGACCATGTGAGTGTGCCACGTGTGTACCGCACGATGGTGCAGATCGGGATGCGGCGGGATGTCTACTACAAGCAGTACGGATGTCCGCTCATCGTGAGCGCGCTCGATGGTCGTGCGCACCGCTCGGCGACATCGCTTCGTGCGAACGAGCCGCAAGCGATCGAGGCGTATCACTTCTCGAACTACTCACCACTCACCGTGTACGGCACGCCGCCGTGGGAAGCGGCGTCGGCAGTTGTGTCTGGCGTGCGTGACGCGCAGACCGTGAACGCGAACCACTTCCGCAACAACGGCATCCCGCGGATGGTCGTGCTCATCAGCGGCGGATCGTTGAAACCTGGCGCAGACGAGAAGCTACGCACGCTCATCGAAGGGCATGCGAAGGGGATCGAGAAGTACGGGTCGGTGCTCATCCTCGAGGCTGAATCACAACGCGTCGGCATGGGCATGTCACGTACGGTCATCGAACTGAAGCCGCTGAAAGAAGCCATCCCCGATGACGCGCTCTTTCAGGAGTACGAGAAGAACGGGCGCGACACGATTCTCTCGCAGTTTGGACTGCCGAAGTTCGTGATCGGCATGCTCGAAGACGTGAACAAGGCATCGGCAGATGCTGGCCTAGCGTTCGTCGAGAAGCAGGTTTACCAGCCAGAGCGCGCGATGTTCGACGCACACATGGACAACATCCTCCTGAACGAGGGGATCTGTTGGTGGCGATTCGTGTCGAACTCTCCAGTCGCACGTGACCCGAAGACGATGGCTGAGATCACGAAGATCATGGCGGACTCGAATGCTTTGACGCCAAACGATATGCGTCCGATCCTCGCGGAGATCTACAACCGGCCGTTCAGCAAGTTCGACAACGAGCTTGCCGATCTTCCGATCGAGTTGTCGAAGCTCGGCTTCGGTGGTGGTGGACTCGCTGGCGGCTCGGTCATCAACAGTGCGTCGCTCGGTTCGGATACACGTCGCAAGAGCGCACCACCGGAGATCACTCCGCGCGACCTCGCGGACTTCCTGGCACGTGCTGAGAAAGCGATGCGCGACAACGCGGTCAAGTCGATGGAAGCGGACATCGCGACGGAGAACGGGCGCGTGCTCGCTGTCGCTGTCTCGACCGACACGATGCACGACCTTGTAGAACCTGCCATCGATGGCACTGGCGTATGATGCACACGCACGCACACGACGCGGCGCTCTTCACGCTCGCTGCTGATGCAGCAGCCGTGATGCGCCTACAACTAACAGGACATCCTGTCGCAATCGCGAAAGCGAAGCCGCGCGCGCCGCTCACGAAGAACGGGTTTCTTGTGTTTGTCGCGGCTCTCGCTGTCGAGCTTCAACAAATCGCGCAGAGCGCCGAAGAGAAGGCGCGTGTGCAGGCGATGAAAGAGATTCCGAAACGCTGGGACACGCTCACCGATGCGCAACGCGAAGAGGTGTATCGCAGGTTCGGCGCGGCTCTCGGTGCTGTCGCGCAGAGCATCAATCCGAAGATCGCGGACGAGCTACGCAAGCGCTCTGGCGAGATGGTCGCAAGTACGCGTGAGGTGATGGTCGGTCGATATCGACTGCCCATCGCAGCGCGCATGTCACAGATCGATCAGCGCATCATCGACCACGCAAGCAGTACCCAGACAAACTACGTGACGAACGAGTACAAGACGCGTCAGGTGAACGCGAGCGCGCGTGCTCGCACCATCGTGGAGCAAGGGCTGCGCGATGGTGTCGACTACAACGTGATCGGCAAGAGACTGGAGGATGTCCTGGCGACTCAACTTGGTCGTTCGTCCGGGTACTTCACCAGCGTCGCGTCGATCCACGCAGCACGCTCGCGCACGTGGGGACAGCTTTCTGCGCTCAATGAAGCAGAAATCGAACGATACCAGCTCGAGGCGACGCTCGACGAAGCGACGTGCTTCGCAGCTGGTACGCCCGTGCTCATGGCGGACGGTTCGACGAAGGCGATCGAGGCGATCGTGCCTGGCGAACAAGTCATCAGCAGCGCAGGCATCGCGCGCCGTGTTGTCGCAACGAAGATCACGACCGCGCGCAAGTGGTACGCGCTCTCGTGCGACGACGGGACGCGCGTGATCGCGACGAAGGATCATCCGTTCCTCACACGTGGAGCGGGCTGGGTGTACACCGCGTCGCTGCGCACAGGAGACCAACTCGTGCGGTATGCGCCGACTGGACCCGGCGCGGCGAATACGCTCTGGGGACACGACGAGACCGCGTGGCGATGCCGGCGTGGAAAGCTAGAAGCGCGCACGGTCTACATTGATCCGTGGCCGCGTCATGATCTCGCGAAGTGCGCGCTCGTCACCGCAACGATCGTGAGTATCGAGCAGCTCCCCGTCGTGCCTGCGAATGCGTATGACATTCAGGTGGAGCACGATGCAGGCTTCGTTGCGTGTGGGCTCATCGTGCACAACTCAGCGATCTGTCGACTGATGCACGGAAAGACATTTGAGGTGAGCGCAGCGGTGCGCAGGCATCTCGACGTCGAAGGATCTCAGGACCCGGAAGCGATCAAAGATCTTCTGCCGTTCGTCGGGCATGGGCGCGACAAGGACAAGGGCGAAGAGTTC